CAGCTCCTGTTGTTACTGGTAAAGTAATTTCTGCAGATAATACATGTGTGTTTAATGGCATTATTCTTCCTCAGCTATCTCTGGTTCAGATGTTACTTCAGATTCATCCTCAAGTTCACTATCAGCAAACATTGAACTAGCTATTGTGGGTCTTTGACCTTCAATTCTCTCTGCGGCTTTTGTAAATAAAACATCTTTTAATTTACTAGTTACCTCAGATGCAGCAGAATCTGTTGCTATCAAATCGATAATTTCTTCCATATTGTTAATATAACATTATACTTTATTTATATCTCAGCCTTTTTAGTATCTTTTTGCATCTCTGCATCAGTGATGCCACCATCAATTTCTGGTTCTGTTGGAATATCTCCCATCACACCGTTCTCACCATCAGGTAATGGTTCTCCAGTAATTGGATCAACTGCATTTGGATCAGGTATAATACCATCTTTTATTTCTTTTTCAATTTGCTCATCTATTTCAAGTATTTCCGCATCAGTTTGACGTAATACTTTTCTTCTTACATAATCGTTTGAATAATATTTACCAATATATGGTTCGATTGTTGCAAGAGTTCCAAGTCTTTCGTTTAACAATTCAGACTCTTTAAGTTCTGCAAACTGATTATCGTATATAAAATCGTATTGAATATGCTCACTTATTTTTTCCCAATCATCTGGGGTGACAATATTTTTTAATATTAACTGAGTCTTTAACATATCACTAAACATTGAAGAAAATCTTTTTCTTAAACGTCCTACAAATTTTGCAAATTTAAGTTCATCTCTCAATATTTCTGATGATCTTCCTAAATTAAATCCACCATCAGCTGCGATACGTGATTCAGGCACAGCTAATGCACGATATAATTTTTTCTGGAAGTATTCAATATCTGAAAGTTCTCCTAAGTTTTGTCCACCAGGTAAAGTTGTAATTTCAGTTCCTCTACCACCTTCTCTTCTTGGTAACCAGAAATCTTCCATCATTGACATGAATTTTCGGTCATCACGAACTTCACCAGTTTGGGCATTGTAAACTAATTTGTTCCGATATCTACTCATTACTTCTCTAAGATATTGTTCTGCCTTTATTTTTGGAAGATTACCAACATCAATATAAAATATCCTTCTCTCTGGAGCACGAGACATGCGATAGATGACTAATGAATCTTCTATCATTCTAAGTTGGTTAAGACCTTTTATAGCTTTATGAAGATATGAAAGAATATTTCCTTTATTACGATCTACTAAACCTGATGTACAGTAAACAATTGCATCTTTTGCAATTTTAACTCCTTTATTACTACCAGCTCCCGAAATCATTCCAGTGGGATACGCTTGTTTTGGGGTATAAACAAAATACTCATCTATTTCAGGACTTGCTACATCTGATTCATTTCTTGTATTTAATCTTGCATTTATTAAATCTTGATTAGATTTTTTCTTTTCTTTTCTAACATGTCTTATCTTAAGAGCATCAATGTATCTTAATTCTTGTATACCTTCTTGAGGATTTTTAAAATCTATTACTTTTAAGTAACATAATCGACCATCTACATACCAATTACGAAATATTTCATGAGCCTTACGATCAAAATCCATTATTTCTTTAATGGTTTTAAATTCAGTTCTTATTATTTTTTTTAACTTATCACTTGCATTTAAATTTGATAATTCTATTTCAACAGGTGAATCATATAGGTCACTTACAATTGCTTCATTAACAATATCTTCAATAGCCGCATCTGCCTCAGGATGCAGTGCCATTTCTCTATATCTTCTTATTAAATCAAACTCTGTACGATAAACACCCTCTAGATCAACATATGATCCATAAAAAGAACTGGCAATGTAGTTATCATTGCCGTCCTCATTATTTTGCGGAACTGGTGATACAATAGAAGGTGATTGTTTTTCGTTATCATCAATTGAAAAACCAAAAAGTTTTGCCATATTATAATTTTACTATTTTTATTATTTATCCAATATCTTCACCACCTGCTAATGGTGATGTGCCTTTGAATGCTTCCCAGTAATGTACTTGCATTTCTACTGTAAACTCTTCGATTGTATCAGTAGTGTCGTAACTAACATCTATCGATGAAATACTAGTTGGGAAAATATCCCAGAACTTGTAAGATCTGAGCATTGAACCATCACGATCAAGTTGATGTACAATCGCATCTTTTTGATAGTCTGTAGGATTAGTGATACCAGTGGCATCTTCTAATTTATTAATTGTGTTCATCCATTTTTCCATGGCAGATCGTATCGCAAAATCAACATCATTTATGACTGTGATTGTCCATGTCTCAAATGTTCTGTCACCTGCGACTTTTAAAATACGACCCCTGAACGGAATGTCAACTGGAGTGATTGTAGACGCAGGGAGTGCTGCTGTCTTTACCAGAAATCTAGATTTTTGAAGCACATCATTATCGATTGCAACTGCATCAGGAAATGCGAGTTCTACTTCAAATAGATTAGGTCTTGCACCACCACCTGTTAGTTTACTCTTAAAGTCACTAATTTTCCTTAGTGGTATGCTATTAATTTGTTTACGGGAGGGCATTTTCTAAACCTCTAAGTTAATTAAACGGAACCGATTACTTCATCAAATGAAACGCCAGTACGAGTGGCCACGAATGTAAGACCAATAAAGTTTATTGATCTTGCAGGTTTCACAAAGATGTCTGCTACAAATTCATTACTATCTATGATTGCAGCTGTGTTATTTGTCTCATCACAAATAACGACATAATCTTGAATACCTCTCTTTGCTTGAACATCACGTAAGAAAGGTTCAACAATATTTACAAAGTTTGATCTTGTAATTTCATCATTAAATTCGAACAACTGATCTTTTGCAGCTGCTGCTATTGCATTTTCTATAAAAATGAATAAACGACGTACGTTAATTCTATCAAATGCAGATCTTTTTGCAAATCCAGTTTTATCACCAAATAAAATTATACCTGATCCTGATGAGAATATTACTGGATTAATTCTATTTGAATAGAGTAAATCTCTTTGTAATTTTGTAGGATTGTAAGCTAATTTTACAGAATTTAAAATTGTTCCTCTTGCAGTTCCTGCTGGTGAGAACCATGGGAAATTATTAATGTCATTACGAGCACATAATCCTGCGATATCACCATTTAAAGGAACGTATCTAAATGTATTATTAAATCTATCATACATGTATTTGTAACCACTGTCAAACACTGCATAAGATGATGAACTAATAGGTCCATAATAATTAACAATGTTTTCAGTGATAGTGTCAACTGCTAATGGAGCACCTGGTGTATTCTCATTTGCATCATAAGATAGTAACCTATCTCTTGATGGTGATAAGAATGCGACTGCATCTTTTCTAAGTTCAGCTGTTGCTATTAGTTTTTCACCAAGAGCTCTTGTTTTATCTTGTCCACGATGTCCTGATCCTTGGATTAAGAAGTCAACATTAACTTCTGAATCATTTTCAAATAGTGAATATCCACCTATTATATCATCTAATCCAGGTTCTAGTGCACCTGATACAGTTATCGTGCTGATTCCACCATAACTTTTACCATTTTTAAGAATTAAATTTTGTCTTCCTGACGCATTGAAAACGATACCATCAGTATCTTGATCCCATCCTCCGTCTGGAAACTTATTAAAACTATCTTTAAATCCTGTGGTTGTTACACCAATAACAGCACCTGTTCCACCATAGATATATTCGGAATTATTGTAAAGATATTTTCTCCAGTATTGTGGTGATCCTGCAGAAAACTCAGCATCTTTTGCTTTTGATAAGTTAAGATGCTTTTCTAAAATCGTTCCTGCGTTTCCAGTTACTGTTCCTTTTGCATCTATAACAACGATATGAACTTCATCAAAACGACTACCTCTGGCAGATGCATATTCTGAGGTGCCTGGTGCATCTGCTGTCGTATTCCATTTGGTTTTTGTAACGGTTGTTGCTCCACCAACTGTTGCCGTTGTAACTTCATATTCTTGCTCATCAAACCATGTTAATGCTGATGTTACTGTTGTAAAGGCATATGGAGTAGTTTGAGTAGTAGAAACAATTCCTATGTTTACTCCTGCCTTAAATTTGTATATGTTATTGAAATCTTGTGCTGTTTCAGTTCCTGCAGAGGATACATGAGATAAAAATTTAACTGATATTTCATCATTTACACTATCTACATCAGTAACAATTCCTTTAAAGAACCCATCAAGGAGTTCAGTTGTCCCTGCACCCACTCCAGTTTTAGAGATAACAGTATTATTTGGAACTGCTTGTGTAATACCTGCACCAACCAAGATTGGAGATCCAGTTCCTCCAGGAGAAGATACGGATACCCCGTTTAAAATTTGATCTGCTAGTGAGTCAATAATCGCAACTCTTATATCTTCGTATTGAAGACCAGGATCTCTTGCAATTACAGTTTTTTCTGTTATCACGTTATCATTATAACCAAGATCTTCATAATCATTTGTACTTTTTATCTTTATCGAATCTCCAGTTCCGGAAAAAGCATTTTTTAAACCATCATCATCTGCACGAACAACACTTAAAACACCACCATAAGATAAGTATGATGATGCAGTCATCCACGATTCATACTGATTATCAGTATCATATGGTCTTCCAAATGTATCAACTAAATCTTTTTCACTTGATATTAGTGTTGGGTCACCTACTGGTCCTTTTTCAAAAGGTCCGACAATACCACCTATTTTTCCTGTGGTGGGATCAACGTTACCTATGGTAAGATCAACTTCTCTTATTAATATACCAGGAGATGCTAAATTGATGGGCATCTTAAAACTCCGACTCTCAGATTGCTAAAATTATTTATTAAAAACCCTTTTTACGTTGGGGAAACGATGCATGAACTACCAATCAGGATATTCCCATTCTTTTATTTTCTTTTTCTTTTTCTTAACACGTTCTATCGTACACTCTTTACACTCATAAGAATATGCAGAAGGTATCCTCCTATTTTTTCTTGTTAAATAAAAATCCTCTGTTAAACATTTTATCTGACCACATGATCTACATTTTCTTTCTGTAAAAAGTAAATGTTCTAGTTCTAATTGATCATCAAAGTTCATTCTTCAATATCAAAATACCATCTAATAGATCTAATATAATCAAATGTGTCTGACATATAAGTTCGATCATTTGAATCATATTTTTTGGCACACAAAAAATTTCTTAATTTTTCCATCGAGTCAAAAGTACCTTGATGTGTATGATTTGTGTCGTATAAATGATACTTCATTGATAATCCCACATGTAAGAACGATCACCATATTCATCTAAATGCCATCTATCTCCATCTCGATCAACAAAACTTTCCTCATCAAGTCCATCAGCAATAAAACCAAATGGTGCCATATCCTGTTCAATCTGATTTTTTTGTTCTTCATATATTCTTTTTCTTATATCATTATCAGTCATTTCTTTGAAATAATCTTGTGCAACTAACCATGCAAAAATAACCAAACACATTGCTAAATCATCATTACATCCCTCCTCTGCTTCAAAAGAATTATGTTTTTGAGCAAATGTTGTTAATTCAGATATAATTTCATAATCACAAGTTAATAATTTATTATCTTCAATCATCGTTTTTAAATTACTACATCCAAGTTTTTTAACTGCAGAAGTTGTTCTAACACCTAATTGTGTTTTTTTACCACTGAATCCTTGTCCTACTACTTGTCCTGCACGACCTCTCATAGATGCCATTAGTAAATTTTCATATTCAAGGTCATATTGTAGAATACTAGCAACTTGATCACCAATGTCGTTTACCTCAACTAATAAGTACGCATTATTATAACCCTTTGCAACATCTAAAATCACATTCGGAAATAACATAGGTTTGACTTCATTATTTCGATACTTTGCCACCACTTTATATGGAAACTGTGTCACATCAAAAACTATAAATGCAGAATAATCATTTCCAAGACCACGAGCCACATCAACAGTTATTATATAATTATGATCCTTAATTGGATTTTCATAGATATCTAGTCCTGCATTTTTTTGAATCGGAGAATCATATACCATATTTCTCAATACGGCAGGATTTATAAGTGTATTTACAGATCCTAAAAATTCACATTCAAACTCAACTTTAAATTGTTGTTCTGATGTATTAGCAATTGTTTGTTCTTTCCAAACTTCATCACGACCAGGCACTTCAGACCAATGAACATCAGTTGGCACATATTCATTTTTTCCTCGTTCAGAATCATGCCACATACGGTAGAAATGATTCATACCACGAGGAGTTGAAACTATAATCACCTTTGTATTTGTACCTGATGAAATTGTAGGATATACTGATGCGAAAAAATCATCTGCGACATGGTTTGGAACGAAAGCAAATTCATCCAAGAATAATATGTTAAATGACATACCACGAACAGCAGATGCAGATGTAGATGCTGCTAATATTTTTGATCCATTCTCTAATTCTAATGAACCTTTATTCCATGCAATGATTCCCTGTTGCATCCATCTTGGTAAATTCTCATATGCAGTTTGCAATCTTCCAAGAAGATCCATAGCAATTTTTGCTTTGTTTGCAAGAATACCTATATTAACGTTATCATTGAATACCGCATAGTGTAAAAGATAAGATACCACAGTAGTAGATTTACCAGTCTGTCTTGGCATCTTGCAGATATTAAACCTGTTTTCATGGAAATTCCTTACGAGTTTTTCTTGAAAAGGATATAGGTTAAATGGAACTAATCCTTCGTCAAGTGATACTATCTTTATATATTTCTTTGCAAAATAAACAGGATCATCCTTACACCTTAAAAATTCTACAACATTTTCCTTTGTAAATTCAATAGGAGTATTTGCTTTTTTTAAATTTGGATTGCCAAGATATACATTATCAGTCATAATAAATTAACAATTCCAACGACGACGTGCTTGTCTTAATCGACTATCTGGATCTTTAGCTGCCTTTGGAAACTTCTTCATTTGACCTGCACTTCTGGCACAATAACTTTTTCTACGATTTGCATCTTTCGAACCTTTCTTTAACTTAGATGGTTCTGTAGTCACTGCAGTTTTTAATTTAGAACCAGGATTTTTACGACGATATGCCTCAACACCTTTCTGTGTCATACCAGCACCAGATTTTGTAGGTCTTTTATGACCTGACTTAACACTCATACCCTTCATATCATCTTCACTGAGTTCTTTTCTCCAATCAGACATGATCTCCTTTGATGAAATAACATCAATCACCCTAACAAAATCATTACCATTTGCATCTTGCAGAGTAGTAGTATCCTCTTTTCTCATCTTATTAGCAACTGCATCCTGTTCCTTTTTACGAAGTTCTGCCTCTTTTCTTGCTTTCATCATTGCAGTATTAGTGCTTACACCAACCTCTTCTTTCTTAACACCCATTTTACCGCCAGGTACTCTTGGATTTTTCTTAGCATAGTCATCAATATTTTTTTCTACTTTTTTAACTGCCTCTGGATGTGACTTACTCAAATCCGCATATCCTTTGAATCCTTCTTTCACACCCTTAGTCTTTACACCACGTTTTTCTTTGTGTGCTTTGTGTCTTGCATCCATTGCTACAAGTCTTTCAGCAGGATCAGCAGCATTACCACCTGTACCTGTTGCTCTCATATTTCTAACAGATGCTTTACCATAGTTTGAACGACCACGTTCTTGACTCAACCTTTGATTGTCACTGTCTTTCTGTCTTTCATCAAGAACTTCTACTTCTTCTTTTTTCATTTTTGCCATCATTCTTTGATATGATGGGGATCCTTGGTATTGACTTATCGGTGTGTCTTTGACTGCTGCTCTTTTTGCTTTTGATGCTTGTGCTTGTTTGATTCTTTCCCTTCTACCTACCTCATCCCCTCTATCAGCACGACCTGCTGTAGATGATCCACCATACATTTCATCAACTTCTACTTCTTCCTTTTTTACGCAATTTGGATACCTCTTACCAAACATTGTCTTCATACCTTTCTTTTCATATCCCTTCCAACATTTCTCTTGAAGTTTTTGGAATAGTGTTAATTCTACTTCTTCTTTCTTACTACTATTACCCCAGTTTGCAGCACCAACCTTACGACACTTAACTAATGCACCTGATGCATAAGCACTTGGC